TAGATTTGATATTTCTCGAAGTCAGTCCGTTTAAGGTCTTCTATTTCTCGAATTATTGACTGCGGTAAAAACGGGTTATCTTTGTACGTGGATTTAATTAAAATGCTTTCGTCTTGTCGTAGGTCGTAAAGCCACGAGTTCGAATCTGAAGGGTTGTAGTCGAAAATCATTTTTGTTTCAGTACGCATATTCAACTGTTGAAAGTCCTCGAACCAAAGTTCGTTCGCTTCATTTAACCAACCGATATCACGCTTTCGACCTCTAACCTTTTGTTCATCGTCTACTGAGAAGAACTCCACTATTGACCCGTTGGCAAAGCGGTAAATGTTTTCACTCATATTGTGCGAACTCTTTTCGTAAATCTCCAAGTCTTTAAGCACCTCGAAGAAGTCACGCATCACCGTAGCCCTTAAAGCTGGGAACGTTTTTCTGACTATACTAACAACCTTGTTTGGATTTTGTAGGCAATAGACTATTAACACCTGACAAAGTGAGTAAGTCTTTGAACTACGAGAACCGCCTTGATTAATTATAAATCGAATCGACGGGTCTTGAAGTGCGTCGAAGTTCTGCTCAAATATTATAGTACTATTTATAGACAGTTCCATCTCTTACGATGTTTACTTTAATCTCGTTTATCTCTTTACCGTTTGTGGTTACGTCCGTCTTTTCAGTGAGTCCATTTAAGCGTTGAGTAATTGACGGATTAAACTGTCCAACCATACCGCCTTGGATTTGGTCGTTTCTGATTTCTTTCTTTATGCGATTGCAGATACCTACAAACGCCGAATATCTACCCTCTCTATTTGAGAAATACTGTTCAACTCCTTTCGACTCTATTCCTTCGTAGTTCATCACAAAAATGTCAAAACCCTCCATTGTAAGTGGTGGAGTATGCCACTCTGACTTTACTCCTGTGGCGGTTGCTTTTTGTATTTCCCTTGGCTTTAAGTTCTTTTTGTACTCTTCGAATAGTTCCCACATTTTCTCTGGGGTTTCTATGTATTTTTGTATTGGCATATGTTCGTGTTTTTATAGTTCTCCTAATTGTTTCAATTTACTTTCAGCCCACCTTTTACCAGCAAGCCCACCCCATAATAAATAAGATATGTAACCGCAGCTTTTCGTATCACCTTTTTCGTAATACACCTCAGCACGGCTTAAATAACTGTACATCCTCTTTATCGTTTCCACTGTCACTTTCTGTTTTTGACTGAGCTGCTGCGCTCTGACTTTTCCGACTTGGGTTGCGCATTTATTATTAACCTTGTCGTTTAGTTCTATTCCCCTCTTTGCGTTGTTTGAAACTGCGTCGGGGTAATCGTTGAAGCTTTCAGCAAAGTATTCTTTTATCTTATCTTGAGCGGTTAGTCTTTCGCTGTCCCAAATAGCCTCGCAATATGCGATACGTTGTTCTTGGTTTGGGTATTCGTCTTTTGCTTCCGACATACATCGGTTCAAGTAAGCGTTCTTCGTTTCTTCGGGTTTAGGTATGGGCATTTGTTGCTTTTTTAAAGTGGTTTAGGAATTCATCTTCGTCTATTTCTTCGACTGCTAAGTAATGGTCTTGGCTTGTTAAATAACTTACGTAGTGGTATTCGTTTTTCTTCATAGTGTCCTCTATTGTTTCAGCTATTGAAATCATTTTTTCACCTACGTCTATAATGAAGAATCTATTTTTTTCCATTGGTTCGTCTTTTTCTTGGTTTCTTTGGCTTTTGAACTTGTGGGCTATCCGTATAAATATACTCGTCTACTGGTTTCGGTTCTTGGATTACCTCAAATATAAAACTAAAGCCGTATTTCTTAAGCTGTGGAATCTGCTCGGGTTTAATTCTATCTACTTCGATTGTTCGAACTCCAAGAATTGGGTCTGTAATGCTAACTACACACCCTTTGTATTCAGCTTTTATTTGTTCATTTTGTCCCATTCGTTTAAAAATAAGTAAGTAATGTAAGAAATTAAAGCCACTGCTCCAAATTTATTTGTCAAATCTGAGTCATTAAATAAACCAACTGCGAAGCCTACCGTACTAATTAGGGTTATTAAGCTTATAAAGTCTTTCATAGTTTATAATAGATTTAATTTAATTCGTGTTTTTCTAAGATTTGCCGAATGTCTTGCTTCATCTCGGTAATTAAACCGTGTGAACTGAATTCCGAAATGTTAAAATGTTTAGCTATTGACCTAACTGTATTATAACCTTTGTCAAAATAGGTCTCAAAAAATATCTTTTTAACTCTATCCTTTTGGGTGTTCCTATAAATCTCAATGGCGACTCTTTGATTTTGGAGTTTAAATTCGTGTTCAAGTTTGATTAGAAAGTCGTCAGGTTCTTCTTTTTGTAAATAATCGTCTATTGCGTTGGTAAGTTCCTTTTTGCTTTCGGTGTCACGCCAAATAATCTCGGTTTTGATTAGGTGAAAAAGGTATCCTTTCGCTTCGTAATCGTGTTTAACGTCAGGATTGATGTTTAAATATCGAAGGTAAGCGTTTGAAATTACCGTTTGAACCGATAGTTTAAGTTTAGAGCGTTTAATAAAATAGGACGTGTATTTTTCGACCTCTTTGTAATTACATTCAAGGTATTTATCGAGCAACGTCTTCATACCACGTTAAAAAGTCCTTTATATAGATTTTACGGTACACCATCCCACACATACAGTTATCTTCTGACCCGTTTAAAACACGATTTCTAATCTTTTGAAACTGTTTTGCAACCGATTTTGAGTATCGAGTTGTCTCAGGTAAAGATTTAACCATTTCTATAAACTTGATTTCAGCCTCTGTAAACATAGATTTAATATAAAGGTAAGTAAAGATACCAAACAAGCGGTGAAAACGTCTCCAGTGTACGCAAAAGCACTCCAAAACGCAACACACTTAATGCAACTTAATCCTCCGTGAATCCAATTTAGATAAAAAGACGGTTTAAACTGTCCGAAAAGGTAATCAATAAAATAGTGAATAGGTTCGAATTCGCACCACCACCACGCAAAGGCTATTAAATAAACTATTGTCATTCGTCAGGGTTTAGTTCACGTTCAATTTTTTTCGTTTTTTGAACACGTCGTCTTTTTCGTGTATCATTTTGACGAAAATTTAAACATAAAAGTTTTTTAAGTAATCGGTTCATCGTGTCAAATATACAACTTTTTTAATATTTTGAGTTTTTCTTTGTATACCGTGTTTATTTCTTGAAGTTCTTCAATAGTCCATTTCTTTGTTACGTGTGCAAGTTCGTGTAATTGTAGCAACCTTTCGCCACCAATTCGCTTTTCTATACCGATTTGATAGTTTAAAAGGTTACCGCTTAAGAATTGATTGCATTTTTCACATTGAAGGTGAACGTTGTCTTCGTTGAACCTAACATTGGAGTGACCACCCGCACTAAAATAGTGTCCGGCATTTACCTTCTTTGGTTTTTGACCGCACGAAATACAGTGAAATCCTTGGTCTCTTTTGCGAATAAAAGCATTGAAAGTTTGTTGAGCTATCTTTAACCAATCTGAAGTAGTCATTAAATCTTTTTTTAACTTCGCCTTTTTGGCTTTCCATTTCTTCAACTCTTTTTCTTTAATCATTTCTTTGACGCATAAGTCATGAAAACAATTCTTTTGAAGTGAGTTGTAAGGAGTGAACTGATTACCGCAGTATTTGCATTTCTTTTGTTTAGTCATAAATCATTCTATATTAAAAAATTTACATTTATCTATTGGTATTCTATACATCTCGTCATTTCCTTTTCTTAAATTGGTGTCAACGTTTAATTTTTGTAAATACTTATCAATAAATATATCGTTAGAAAAACAATACAATGCGTAACTGGTTTCTTTACAAATTATTAAATAATAAAACGGCTTTATATTGTGTAATCTTTTTTTCCTTCCCAAGAAACTAACAGTATCAAATTTATAATCATTTCTACAAGTAAATGGATAACCTATTTTAACTTCAAGTTCAAAATAAAAATAAACTCCATTTTTAAAAGTTATTAAATCGTGATTATAATCTTCTTTTTTATTTATAATTGAATGACCTCTTTTAACTAAAAAATTTATAATCTTTTCTTTTGCAAACGAATCATAATTATTATAAGTTTCTTTATTAAATTCTCTCGCTTTATATTCCATTTTTCTTAGTCATAAGTCTCTTTATAATCGGTTAATTTTTTCTGTGTTTCAAGCAACTCTATTTGCATTGACAATAACTTGTTACTTAACGCCCTATTTTCCTTTACTATGGTGTTTAAAAGGGACTTTATCTGTTCGAGTTCGTCTTGCTGTTGTGCGATACCTTCCGCTCGTTTTGGTTCGAGACGCTTTCGAAACTCGAATTTATTCCAAAGTGAGTTAAGGTTTATGTAGGCGAGTTGTATTCTTATTTCTTTATCCATAGTTATAATTTAGGAATTCGTCTTTTGAAACTCGTTTAACGTCCATTACTTTTTCTTCACTGGTAAATGATATTACAAACTTCGAGTTTTGTTCTTTCAATAGGTCGCATAAAAACAAAGCAGCATCAATGTCGTTAATAGACCAATTTATTATAAAATATTTTTCTTCCATAGTTAAAAGGGTAAATCAAAATTAGTATTTCTTTTTAAATCAAATCGTTCGTCTTTTCGTTCGAGTGGATTAACACCAGCGCAAGTAAAGCCCGTTCCGTATTCGTACTTAAAACGAATCGCATCGTTTAACGGTGTCGGCTTACCGCCCGTTTCGGTTTCTTTCACTTTCTTAACGTGTACGTGTGTATACATCCAGTTTAAAGGGTCTGCAACATAACGATGAATTACGATAAAATCGTCGGCTCTATTTCCCCACTTACCGCCACCTTCAGCGTCTGCCATATTTGGAGGCATTGGATGCCCTTCAAAGTCGCCTTCTTTGTGAGTTTTTCTGAGTGCCTCAGTTGCAGCGTGAACGCATAGGTAAATTGTTGTGTTCGTCTTTTTGGCAAATAACCTTAGTTTGGTTGCGATTGTATAGTCGTAATCGTGAGCGTTAAAACCTTGAGGCCTTACAAAAGAGTTATGAGGGTCAATCATTAACACGTCGTAGTTACCTAACCTTTGAACTTCTTGCATAAACTTTTCAATTGCCCACGCTTCAGAGGTATCTATAAAGTCAAAGTGTAACTCGATGAATAGTTTTGCCGTCTCGAGTTCTTGTTTGTCCATCTCGGTAATCTTTTTACCTAAATACAATTCTATTAAGTTACGTTTCATTCCTGTAACCGTGTTTTCAGCAGAGTAAATTAGGTGTTTAAGAGAGTGTTTCACACTCAAACAAAGTAGGTAGTACAAAACGAAGTAAGTTTTACCAGTGTTAGCGTGTCCAAGAACGATATTGAAAGACGCTTCCTTAAATCTTAGGTATGTATCTAAGTCTGTACCTATACCTTTACCAATAGGAACTTCGTTCCGCCTAAGCAACTCTAAGAAGTCGTCGTTGTTTCTGTGGTTAATTAACATTAGTCAAGTATTACAAATCCGTTAATATCAATTTTAGGTTGTCTAAGTGGTTGTTTATCATTATCATTTTCTTTTTCTTTTACATTATCTTTCTCTTTAGGTTTTGAGTTTGATAACCACTGGTTTTGATTTTGTAAACCACTGGTTTTTTCTTTCGGTGGTCGACCCCCTTTTTTACCGTCTTTATAACGTTTGTTGTTTGAGTCAATAAGAGGTTGAATAAGTAACCAAATAACTTTTAAATGTTGAGGTAACTCCATTTCATAACCTAAGCCATACGAACAAATTTTGTCGTACATTATTAGCTTGTCACTATCCTTAAGTAATTTGATAGCTTCAAACCAACTTTCGTAAAACACAAAACCGTCTCTTTTTTCCATAACTATATTTTTAAGCAATAAAAAAGCCTCTATTCTCCCTACGGCTCTGACCTCGCAGTTCAAATAAAGGCTAAAATAATCCTTTTAAGGTTCTATAATGTCAGAGCGAACCTACTAAATAATAGTATAAAAAGTTAAAGTGTTTTTTTTCTATCGCAATATTTTCGCCACTCCTCCATAGTCCACACTTCAAAAACTAATTTAGGATGCAGGTCTAACCGTTTAACAGCGTCTTCTTTCGAGTAAGCTTGGACAATAAAGTAATCTACTTTGTTTTCAATCCAAGTGTAAACCCTAAACGGACGCTCAGAAGGGTACGTCGAACACGCTTTCTTCTTTCTTGAAAGGTTCGGATAGTTTAGCACTAAAGAATTTTCCATTTTCTGTTTCTTTTACCCATAAAGCAATTTCGATTTCTTCGCCT